AATCAGGTTTTAAAAGTCCTTGTCCTGCTTCAACAAACTCTGCTAGATACTCTTGTGCAAAAACAATTGATCCGACTTCCTCTTTGGCAGAGTCTACTTCTTTTCTATCAATGGCTGGATTATCATAAGTAGCAAACTGAAACCTTTCCCAGTCAGGTTTACCATCAGCAAATTCCCATAATTCATAAAACCAGTTATTCATACCCATAGGAGTACTTATAAATAAAGCTCCACCTTTTCTTTCAGTGAGAGTAGGTCTTAGTACCTGATGCCAAACATCAGGCTTAGTAAACGCAGCCTCGTCCATAACAAGAAAGTCAAGACCCTCACCTCTTAATCTATGTGGACTATCTGCTGACCTTACTGCAATAGATCCACCTGACCAAGGAAATTTAACTTCCATATTCACTAAAGATATTGTTGGTTGCCATGCTTCTGGAAAAGATCTGGCTGCTTCTTGTATGTCACGCCAACCTACTCTTGCTATTGTATAAGTAGGTGCTACCCACCATGCTCTTTTCCCTGCTAGAGCTGTCTGCAAACAAAGTTGTACACCTAAACGAGTTTTTCCAAATCGTCTACCTGCACATAAAATTTTCCATCTTGCTTCAGATTCTGCTACAGAGAGCTGTGCTTCATGTAGATCTGGAAATTCTGTTTCTAAAAATAATTCTGCCATCACTTAGAGTGTAGCAAACAATTATGCTATTCTGATTGGTTTTCTAAAACTAATATATAAGCTAGCTTGTTTAAAAGCATTTTATTCTTAATAGCGATCGCTTGTTCATCTTTGTTGTACATTTTTTTATTAGTAGTAGAGATGAACTCGTTCACAGCAAAGTCATCTTCTCCATAAATTAGAGAAAATAAATTTTCTAGCTTCATATCTTCAAAGTCTTGTGTAATCAAAAATAATTTAGATCCTCTTTTCATCATCACACCTAGGTCAATAATTATTTGTCTTTGAAAAGATGCTGGATCAAGATCTTCAGGGTTATCCATAAAATCTAGCATATTAAAAACAATAATGTCTGCTTCTGTGAGGACTTTAGGCAACTGGCCAACAGATAAGTCTTGAGGCATTACTCTTGTAGTTGTTAAACCTGGATTAAGATCAAAACTTTCTACTTCATAACCCAGTGCAGTTCCTAAATCATAGGTAACTTGGTATTTATCTGTAATATCTACAATTTTGCTGTCACTTTCATCTGTAAACCAGTAAAGCAAGTTAGCGATCATTTGAGGTGGTGTCTTGTATGGACTTTCTGTACCGTACTTCTCATCTGGTTTACCAAAGCTCCATACATTTGATGTTTTTAAATTAACACCAGCTTGTTCTATCAAGTCATAACTTTCATTATTTTGATTAACAGATTTAAACTTTTCTTTTTTTACTTCTGCTCTCAACTCTCTAACTGATAGGGAATCTTCATACGCATTTAAAAGCAATTTGTCTATTTTTTCGTTATCTTCTAAATAAGCAACTTCGTGATGATGAGTCCAAGACAACTCTGCAACCCTTCTTTCTAAAGGTATTTTATTGGAAACATAAGCAGCGTTACTAAAAGTAGAGTAAGGAATGCCAAAGTCTAAAGCTTGAGAAGCCAACTCGCCATACTTACGATCTCCATAGTTCCACCAATCACCAAGCCACCACATAATGTGTTTTGCCTGATTAGTTAAAGCTTCACCTATTTCTACCCACTCTTCGTATTCAAGATCATCTCTTAAATTTAAACTTATAGATTGCATTTTAGCTAATTCAATCTGTTCCATAATTCACCATCACTATCTTTTTTTTCTCATCATCGGCTACACAAGGTAATCCATCTTCGTGTCTTCTATATTGATAATTGCAAACAAGACACCTTTGTTCTCTGTTGTATTTATAATCGACTCTAGCCATAAGTTGTTCTAAGTTTAGAACAGTTTTTCTCGCTGCTATGTCTACATCCTCCATATATACATTTTAATACAAAAAGAGGTTTAAGGAAATAAAAAAAATAAAACCCTAAGAATAACTCAGGGTTCTACTTTTTAACTTAAAGGTGTTTTTCAAAAGTTTTTCTAATGTTTGGTTCATTGATCTGCGCCCTAACTTCAGAAACTGGTTGACCATTTCTAAAAGCAATAAAGGTTGGAACAGAAACAACACTGTGAAGTGTTGCTATATTTGCAGCTCCGTCAACATCCAAAGAAACAAACTCGACTTCTTTATCTGACCATTCATCTGAAAGTGATTCTACCGCTGGCTTGATCGCTTTGCATGGACCACACCAATCAGCTTCGAATTTAACAATTGTTGTAATGCCTCGATTAATTGTTTCCGTGAATTCACTTTGTTGAATTTGTCTTACCATAGTGTATATACATTATCACAAAACAAAACTTATAAGTTGCAATAAACTAGATAAAATTAAATAATGGAAAAAATATTTACTGTTGCAAAGAAACATGCACAAAATTTAAACAGAAAAGAAAGAAGAGCTTTAGCTGCAAAAATCAGAAAAGATCTTTCTTTAGAAAAATCCCTACTTAAAAAAGAAAAGGCTGAACCGTTAGATTCAGCCGATGATGGGAGGAAGTCGGTTTAGTAGCCGACCTAACCATATTAGACTATCTGTTTTGAAGTTCAGGGATTTAAATTGAACACAAAAAAAGGATCGACTGTCCCATCAATCCTCTTTTTGATCTTACTACAGCATTGCCATAGATGAATATAATACTTGTATTCTACTTCTCTTCAAAAGCTTTGCAAATACTTAAATATAAATTTACTAAATCATCTGCGTCTTGTACTAAATTAATACCTTTGATTCTCATATAATTAAATTGCTTCAACACAACTTCTTTAAGATCACCATCGCTAATCAACTCGTCAATAGCATCTTGTCTTTTTGTTCCTGGTGGAAAATTAAATTCTGCCATTAGATTGTCCCTTCTGGTTTAATACCTGTATAAGCTTCATAGCTTTCGTCTTTGAGTGGTGTTACTGTTGGAACTATATAATCAGTTTTACCTGAAATCATATCCTGAAACTTTTGAAAAGCTTCATCAGGATCATCAGCTTCTACTTCAAACGCAACTACAAAATTTATCATTGTTCTTCTATTTCTAGTATAGGTGCATCGTTGATGATATCTGTGTATAACTGAATATTATGTTGAGACACCATGTCGCTAATAGAACTATCTTTAAAAACAGTTATATCTTTAAAAGTTTTTATTGCTTGTTTTTGTGTTTCAGCAGGAATGATATAATCTTCCCTTACTAGTCTTGATACTAAATATTTATCCATTTTTTCTCCTTTAAATTTCTACTCTAGTCTACTCTACTCTTCTCTAGTCTACTCTTCTCTACTCTACTCTACTCTAGGGCGTGACAGTCACAAATGTCACATGTGACATAAAAAAAGCTAAAGTCAATGAAATTAGGCTTTTACAAAATTTCTTGTCGACCAGTATCGCTTTTTTTAACATAATGGTACTTGGATTTTAGTAAATTTTTTCACTTTTTTTCATTTTTTTTTGGTTTTTTTATAATATTTTCGTCAAAAACAAGTGTATCTTCTACCAAAGATTTGATAATTAATCTTCCTACCAGCTCCATAAATTGAGGAACAACAGCATTGCCAAGTGCTTTTAAACGATCAATATCGTTATCTTTTCTTTTTCGGACTCTAGATAGATTGTTTTCCCACTGATCATCTATACCCCAGCTGTTAACTAGTCCTAGTTCAGCCAACCATCTGGAAATCCCATAAGTCTGGTTACCCATTCTGGATTCAGCCTTTGACCAATCAGTTCTGGATTCCGTTCCCCAACATCCTGTTCCAGAGTAGATCCGTGAGATCCACTCTTCACTGATGGAGCTTGTTTGTTCACTGGCTTTGTTGCCTGACTCGCTCTTGGTGTTGAGAACTGTTCCCTCACTTGTACTTTGTCTGCTAGGTTCAGAGATCGATCCTGTCCCCCATTTTTCGCTTCCCTCCGTCCCTTGTCGTTCAGTTTCATATTCAGGTGTTCGTTGTCCTGTGTTGAGGGTGTCGGCCACATCTCTTTTTGAGATGTCCACTCTGTCACTTCCACTGTCGTCATTTCTTTGTCGAACTGTAGATCTCTGAGGTGAGGTTTTATCTTCGCCCAGTCCTCTAGACTCGGATAACTGAACCCCTTGTCGTCCCTCCTGAACCAGTGATCTACTGTCGATTTCTTTATGCCTGTCAGTTTTTGTAGTTTTGTTGCTGAGGTCTGACTCCTCAGATATTCTACCCAGTCCTGTTGTTTGGGAAGTAGAGGTCTGCTCACCATTTCGTGATCTTGGTAAATCTTCATTATTGATGGATCTTTCTCTATCATATCCATCCACACTTGATCCGACAATGTTCTCTGTACTCTGTGACCTGTTGATCTTATATTTTTCCCCTGCATCAGTTTGGTTGCATGTTTCAGTGAGTCGTCCTTCTTGTCCATTGTTGTTGGAGTTAGCCATAGTTTGGGATTCTCTCGTAAGTTGCCAGTACCTTTTCTTTTGCTCTTCCTCTCTGGATCTCCACGATAAAGCGCTCTCTCCAAAGCCTCCCCTGACCTTGGCTCTAAGTAATCCATAGTGTTTGGGGTCTCCCACGATTCCAACTCCCACCCATCTTTGTCTTTTGTGCCTTGCTCCAACGAATTTTGCTGATATAAGTTGCCATTCAAATCGATAATACCGCATTTCGGCCACACCTTTGAAGACACGGTTAATGGCTTCTCCATTGCTTGCTCTGAGGATGTTTGGGACATTTTCCAAGACGAAGATTGGAGGTCGTATTTCATTAATAAATCTTTCAACTTCATCCCATAACCATCTTTCATCTAATATTCCTTTCTGATTCCCTGCAACACTTACTGGTTGACAAGGAAAGCCTGCTGTTATGATATCTACATCTGGTAGATATTTAGTGTTTATGTCTTCTACTTTTTTATTTAGTACTAAAGAATTTGGAAACTTTTTATCTAGAACCTGTGTACAGTATTCATCTGTATCTATTTGCCAAGCGACTTCCGAAACCAAACCAGATCTCATCAAACCAAGCTCTATACCCCCTATGCCAGAGAACATACTACCTAACTTCATTAAAAAACACTTTCTTCTATTCTTTGTTGTGCTAATTTTATATACTCTGGTACAAGTTCTATTCCTATAAAATCTCTGTTCTTTTTTTTGCAGCTTATAGCTGTTGTGCCTGATCCTAGAAATGGATCAAGTATTAAATCTTTTTCTTGTGTAAAGTTTTCTAACAGAAAATCGGAAATGTCTTGGTGCATTACAGCGTGGAAACCAGGATACCTTCCGCCAATAGGTGTGTGTATAGTATTGGTTGTAAACTTATTATTGCTTTTTATTCTTGTGTCATTAGAAAAAGCAAAGATATATTCGTAAAAATTGCTTATTGAACCTGGTTCTGATCCTGGGGAAGAATGACCTTTAGTCCAAATAAAAGTTTGTATAATATCTTTATGGTAATGACCAATCAATTTGTAGATATCTTTTTTATTGTAGTAATTAGCTTGGACATTATAAAATACATGACCTCTTGAAACTCTTATTAATTCATCAATAACTTTTATAGACCAATCGAAATAGTTTTTTTTATTATCTTTAAACCCAACATACTTAGCTTTTTGTTTTGATTTAGTTTTGTTTGATCTACCTATGTTGTATGGCGGACTTGTTATAACATGATCTACTGAGTTGTCAGCAAAGGTTTCTAAAACTTTTAGACAATCACCTTCAATAATTTCTAAAACCTGCATGCTTACAAGCTTACAATAAATTTGCATTAAAGTCAATACATGCTAACATTTAATTACACATAAAGAGTCCTGCTTCGGTCTTTTAGATCAAAGGACGACTCCTTTTGTTTGTCAAATACTAAGTAAGCCCTTACTGGCAACAGTAGGGGTTTTGCTTTTGTTCTGTAAAAAGAAAAAACCGCATTGTCTTGGCAACACGGTTTAATCTTAATTTATTAGTAATTTAATTATATCAAGAGCTGTATTTAATGATAACTTTTACAGTATCTTCACTTTGTCCGTCTTCTAATTGATTACGATCTCGTTTACCCCACTCTTCAGGGTTAGATCTCTCTAAAAACCAAGCAGAAGCTTGCCAAACGCCATTTTCAGCTGCTTTCGAGATCACACCGAGGTGAGAAATCTCACCAGTTACTTTTGCTTTTTTTATAGACTGCCAAAAATCCCACAATTCCAAATCCTCAACATTTCCAATGTTATCTGGATCCCCTTGACAAGCCTCATCTATCTCATTAAAGCGTCTTTGCCACCTATAAAAGGTCGTTTCTCCTATACCAGCGTAAATAGCAGACTTTTTTTGTGATAATCCAACTCGTAAAGCAGCATTAAGCTTTTTGATTGTTTCCTCGTCTAATTTACTAGGTCTTCCCAGCTCCTTTTCCTGTCCAACAATCTCTATTTCGTCTTCATCTGGGATAACTTCATCAACTCTCTCGTCAACCAGTATTGGATCCTCTATAACTACTGGCTCCGCAACCTCATCTTCCCCGCTACTACTCTCTTCTTCGAATAGGATCTCTTCTACCTCTGGATTGCGTTCAT